ACATGAATTTACAGGTAGTGTTAGTGTTACAGGTAGTTTAGATGTAGATAAAACTATAACTGCTGTAACTGGTTCATTTTCACACCTTAAAGGTAATTCACCTATAACAGTTCAAGACCCTGTTCTTTTCCAACAAGGATTAACCAGTACAGGAAGCATATTTGCTGAAACCACCCCAGGATCCCAAACTTTAGTAATAAAATCAGCGGATGCTAGTGTAAATAATAATGCTAGTGTTTATATTGGTAATACTACTAACCCTACATTTAGAAATATTGCAATTGGTTATATTAATTCTCCTAAAGTTGATAGTGTTCAAATAGGAGGCAGAAATGTAGGGGGTGGTTTAGGTGGTGTAGCTATAGGAGATAGTGCCGCTAGTAATAATAGTACCAATCTCACAATAGCAATTGGGGGTAGTGCAAATAGATTTTCAAATGGTGATATAGGAATAGGTGCTTCTGCATTATATAATGATGGTAGTGTTTATGGTAGTGCGGAAACTATAGCAATTGGTCATAACGCAGGTTCTGCACAAGATGGCACCCAAAACGTCATATTAGGATCCCAAGCAGCAAGATCATCGATAGGATTAAACAACATTTTCGTAGGTTACCACTCAGGCAGGAACAATATAGGTGATAATAGTGTTATTTTAGGACATAGTGCTGGTTATAATGTTACAGGCTCAAACAACATACTTATTGGCTACCAAGCCGGTTACAACCTCACAGGCTCAAATCAACTCATAATTGCTAACAACAGTTCATCCGCTCTCATAACAGGTGATTTTGCTAACAATACTCTAGACATTTCAGGTTCAGTTAGCGCCTCCACATACTATGGCGATGGCTCTAACCTCACAGGTATTGAAACCGACCCATTTCCATACACAGGAAGTGCTATAATTAGTGGTAGTTTAGAGGTAATAGGTGATACTAATGTTACGGGTAGTATAAATTTATTAAATAGTTCTACTAATAGAATTAATTTTAATAATGCTGCTGCTATTAACCAACCTCAAATTAGATTAAAAGATTATGCTACTGGTATAACTATGAGAGGCAATGATGTATTAGCATTAATGTCTAATGGTTCCGGTATGATAGGGGTAAAAAAAACAAGTATTGCTGCCATTAATTTTCCTTTTAATGCTCAAGTTGGTTTTACTTCCAATACTTCTGTTGAATCTTATCTACCCTATCTTTATTTTCATAGATATAGTGGTGATACTATAGGAATAGGAGTGTATGGGGGATCTTCAACAGCCAATACAAATGGAAGATTAATTCTTCAACACATTACAGCATCAGGCCACGTTAGTGCCTCCACATACTACGGCGACGGTTCTAACCTCACAGGTATTGAAACTGATCCATTCCCCTACACAGGAAGTGCTGTAATTAGTGGTAGTTTGGAGGTAATAGGTGAAATTACAGGTAGCCCTAGTTTTAATATACACGCCCCCAATCGATCTACAGGCATAAAAATAGGCAATAGTACTACTACCACAGTTGGGGATCGTAGTATGGCAATTGGAGTTAATGCAACTGCAAATACTTACGATGAAATTTCTATAGGATATAATGCAGGAGCTAAAGGATCCGGAAATCCTTCCTCTGCCGTTTATATAGGAAACAATGCAGGAAATGGAGGAGCGGGCAACGGGAACGGACAACGTATAGGAATAGGACACAGTACTTTAAGTAACAATAGTGGTAGGTATAATATTGCTATAGGAGACCAAGCAGGTAGATTCGGAAGTGGTCAAGGTAATGTTATGATAGGCTCTACTGCTGGATATAACATCGGCTCAGCTGGGGGAAATATAATGATAGGCCAATCCGCAGGTAACGGCTCTGGGGGAGATGGTAACATAGCATTAGGATACGTTGCTAATGGAGGTGATGGTGATTATAATATAGCACTAGGATATCGAGCAGGTAATAATTCTATGACAGGTACAAATAATGTACTTATAGGTTATTATGCAGGTAACACTTTCACTACCGAATCTAATAAACTAATCATAACCTCAGGATCGTCCTCCCTCATAACAGGTGATTTTGTCAATAATACCCTAGACATCTCAGGTTCAGTTAGCGCCTCCACATACTACGGCGACGGCTCTAACCTCACAGGTATTGAAACTGATCCATTCCCATACACAGGAAGTGCTGTAATTAGTGGTAGTTTAGAGGTAACTGGAAGTACCCATATATTAGCCCCTAATTCATTAACAAATAACTATAATTTTACAATAGGTACTCCTCAAGGCAACCAATTTTGGGCTGAAAATGATGGTAATATTAGAATGGGTGCCCGTGGAGGCCAATATGTTAAATGGATTTTTGATGGCGGTAATAGAGTCTTAGAACTAAATAACTTTACTATAAAAGATAATAGTGTTTATGATCTAAGATTTCAAGCAGGAACTAATGCGAATTTAATCTTTACAGCCCCTGGTGGGCGTAACACTTTTAATAATAAAATATACTTAAATACATCCCAAACAGATTCAAATTTCCCTAACAACTATCTGAATATAGCTAGTTTTAACCCATATGTTAACCATATCCAATCCTACACAGCTATAAGAACTAATGATTCCAGTTATGGTGGAAACAGTATTCCAAAAGGACTCCCTTTACATATATACACAGGACAAAATACAACAACAGGAGTATATGGGCACCTAATATTACAATCTACCCCCTTAGGTGGTAAAAGAGGTAATGTAGGTATAGGTTTAGAAGATCCCCAAACAGAACTTCATGTATCCGGAGCAGTTAGCGCCTCCACATACTACGGAGAAAACATAGAAATAAACGGCTCAGGCTCAACTCTATTCGAAGTAAATGGCTCCTCAGGACAATTATTCTCTATAACAGACTCACTTTCGGGTTCATTATTTGCAGTGTCCGATGTTTCAGGTCTTCCTATACTTGAAGTATTTTCAGATGATACTATTAAAATGGGTTCATTTAATGCTGAGGCATTAGAAATAAGTGGCTCTGATGTTAATTTTAATAATTTACCCACTTCAGATCCTGGAGTAGCAGGTCGCTTATACCAAACCGGAAGTGACGCAATAGGTGCCACTGCAGGATTCCAAGTGGTATGTATTTCACAAGGATAAAACTATAAAACATGCACGATATATTTGATCATAGACACTATATAATTTTCGATACCACAGAAACGGGTAGCATTGACTTCTCGCAGGTGCTCGAAACTTCACACGAAACACTACGCTTTAGTACAAGTAGTGCTAGAACATTTGTAAAATATGAAGGTGACACAATGCCCTCCTCAGTAGCAAGTTTAACAACTAAAGAAGGACCTTATTCACACGATGAGATATTAAATATACTTACTGGTAGTGAGTGGGTGCCTTCGGGAAGTATAGCATAATGGCTGGATTTGTAGGACCAGAAATACCCGGAGTAACTGATGGGTTAGCAGCATATTTTGATGCCGCTTTAACTTATACTAGTGGTAGTACTACTTGGAATAGTGGTGTAGGAAATATAACTGCTACACTTAATAATGGGCCTACATTTTTAAATGAATATGGGGGAACACTTTCCTATGATGGTGCTGATGATAATTGTACTATAGCGCATAATGATTTATCTTATAACAGAGAAAATTTTACCTGCGAAGTATGGGCAAATTATACTGCAAATCATTCAAATTGGGAAGTTTCAACATTTTCTAAATGGAATACAGGTGGTGGAACTTTTAATGAATGGTCAATAGGAGTAAATAATAGTACTGGGCCCTCTACATTTGTATTTGTTTGCCAAAGCCCTCAAAATACAGGGGGGGATAATAATAAGGGAGATTTTCCTGTTAGCAGCACTACTAATTATAGTACTAACACTTGGTATCATATGGTAGGAACTTTTGATGGAGCAAATTCTACTGTTAAACTATATATAAATGGTACTTTAGAAGGTAGCCGTACTGATTTTAATGATACTGAAGTTAAAACTGTTTCTTCAACTAGATTTTGGATAGGGGGATTTGAAGTAAGACAAACAGTTTTAGCAGATATAGCTGTTGCTAAATTATATAATAAAACCCTAACATCAACTGAAGTATCCCAAAATTATAAAGCATTCCAAAAACGTTTTAATCTCTAACAAATGGCATTCTCATATTCCCCTAAAATAGTAACAGACGGCCTAGTTTTTGCAGTTGATGCTGCAAATAAAAAATCATACCCGGGTAGTGGAACTACGTGGACAGATTTAGCAGGTAGCAATGATGGAACATTAACAAATGGACCAACGTTTGATTCGGGAAATGGTGGAAGTATTGTGTTTGATGGGAGTAATGATTATATTGAATTAAATAATTCCTTACCTTTAAAATGGCAAAACTTAAATCAAGTATCTTTAGAAGTCACATTTAAATTTAATTCACTAAGCTCCCCAAGACAATATCTATTTGATTCTCGATATGTGGTTACACAACCTTGGAATTGGTATGTTTTACTTATAGACCCTGGAGGTGAGTTAATAGCAGGAGCAGGAAACCACTCGGATTCGGTTTTTATAGAAGAAACATATGATATAAATAATAATCAAATATATACAGTTACACTTACAATAGATAAAACTACTACGTCCAACAATTTTAAAGTTTATGTTGATAGTACATTAGTTATTTCATCTAGCTATGATTTTACCACAAATCAAGGGAGTGAAGAAAATTCAATAATGTATATAGGAAGAGCCTATCCTAGTAATGGGTATAGATTGAATGGGAATATATATAATTTTAAAATATATAAAAATAAAATTCTCTCCTCCACAGAAGTCCTCCAAAACTACAACGCACTAAAATCAAGATTCGGACTATAATGGGAACATTCGGCGGCGCACAACCAATCGTAACAGACGGACTCGTATTTGCAGTAGATGCTGCTAATTATGAGTCATATCCGGGTAGTGGAACTACTTGGAGTGATTTAAGTGGAAATGGTAATAATGGGACATTAACAAATGGACCCACATTTGATTCGGGGAATGGAGGTAGTATTGTGTTTGATGGGGCGAATGATTATGTTGAATTTACAGGACTTACCCTAAGTACTTTAGGTATAAGTAATGGAGATCCTATTACTATAAGTTGCTTTTTTAAGCCTAATGACTTATCACAAAATATGATATGTGCTTTTTACGATACCCCTAGATGTTATATTGAAACATTTCCCTACAGCGTTACAGGTAATACAGTAGCTCATTGGGGGTTTGGTAATAGTAATAATTCAGAAACCTCTACAGCTACCTTACAAGCAAATCAAATATATAACTATACTGCTACTTATGACGGTAATATAGCTAAAGGTTATCTAAACAGTGAGTTAGATAGCACAGATACTATAGGAGCCCAATCATATAATACTAATAATTTTAGAATAGCTAAATACTCTGATAGCAATCCTTTTTATGGTGACTTAACTGTATATTATTGCCAATTATATAACCGCTCCCTCTCCTCCACAGAAGTCCTCCAAAACTACAACGCTCTCAAATCTAGATTTGGTTTATAATATTTATACCCAAAACATATTAAATGCATAAATTAACTTCAAACCAATCTGTAGTCTATAACGCAGAACACCAATCATCAGGTGTATTAGAAATTACTCCTGAACAAATTATTTACCAAAATGATGGTTCTAATTTTCATAATGTAATGTTAGTTTTCCCTATCAAAGTTAGTGGAACTAATACTTATGTAGGAGGATTAAATTATAATTTAACTCCTGAAGATTGGAATACTTTCTTTGCTTCATTGACTTTAACTTCAACTAATGAATTTGATAAACAAGAAGAAGCAGCACTTAAGTATGCTTTAACTCAAATTGAAGGAAATTGGGGCTTAACTGCTTCTGATTGGACATATTCTCACTAAATTTTTATAAAAATAAATAATGCCTAATACTCCTATATGGCCCGGCTCTAGCTCCTTTTTCCCTGGAGACACTCCGTTTGGATTTTACGATAATGACTATGAATTCCAAACAGATGCAGATAAAGTGTCTGTGTTTTGTGCCCGCCGTTTAGGATATCCTTTGGCAGATGTAGAACTACAAGATATTAATTTTTATGCTGCTTTTGAAGAAGCTGTAACTACTTATGGAAATGAAGTATTTGCTTATAAAGCAAGCGAAAATTATTTATCCCTAGAAGGATCTACTACAGGTTCTAACTTAAACTACAAACTTACTCAACCTAATTTAGGTGCTCAAATCCGTATTGCTGAATCTTATGGTGTTGAAGCTGGAGTAGGAGGTAATGTTACTTGGAGAACAGGAAGTATTGCTCTTTCGCAAAGTATTCAAACTTATGATATGAATGCTTGGGCTGCTGATCAAGGAATAAGTAGTGGTGATTTAGAAATCAAAAAGATATATTACGAGGCAAACCCTGCAATAGTAAGATATTTTGACCCCTACGCAGGCACAGGTACAGATGTACAAGGACTATTAGATGCCTTTGGGTTTGGTAACTATACCCCAGGTATTAATTTCTTATTAATGCCTATTAATTTTGATTTATCTAAAATTCAAGCTATTGATTTTAATGATACTATTAGAAAATCTAATTTTAGTTTTGAATTAATTAACAACCAATTAAGAATATTCCCTATTCCTAATAAAGATGGTACTTTACATTTTAAGTATATTTTAAAATCTGATAGAAATAGACCTACTGTAGATAATGATTTAGGAAATGGGGTAGTAACAGATATTTCTACTGTACCTTATGCTAACCCAACTTATGCTTATATTAATTCAATAGGTAGACAATGGATATTTGAGTATACTTTAGCAATTTGCAAAGAAATGTTAGGTTATATTAGGGGTAAATATTCCACTGTGCCTATTCCTAACGCTGAGGTCACTTTAAACCACGCTGACTTAATATCAGCGGCAACTGCTGAGAAAACAGCGTTAATTGAAAGATTAAGAGCATATTTAGATGAAACTTCTAGAACAAAGTTATTAGAAAAAAAAGCTAATGAATCCGAGTTTTTACAAAAGGATTTAAATAATGTCCCACGTGTAATTTATATTGGATAATGGCATTATTTGGTAGACAAAGGGACATAAATTTATTTACTACTATTAACCGTGAGTTACTAGGAGATATAATAACTCAACAGTGCTCTTTTTATAAATTAAGATTAGAAGAAACTACATTTAATTTATATGGAGAAGCATCTGGTGGTAAATTCTATGATGGTCCCACAATATTTAATTGCCTAGTAGATAGAAGCGACCAGGAATATCCTGAAAGTGATTTAGGTGTAGATTTTAATTGGTCTACAATATTTAAATTTTTAAGAGAGGATATTTTAGATGCAGGAATGCAACCTGAAGTAGGTGATCTTATTTTATATAATGAGGGTTATTACCAAATAGATAATATTGTTTCTAATCAATATCTTTTAGGAAAAGACCCTAATTACCCTAACGAAACTAATCCCCTTAACCCTGGACTAAGTGAATTTGGTAGTAATTTTTCTTATGTTGTTAAAGCACATTACGAACCAGCTGACAAGTTTGGCATAACTAAAGAAAGATTTTAATGACAGAACAAGGTAAAACCCCTATTCCTAAATCTCAAAGAGAAATTTCCGATTCCCTTAGGGCGGAGCCATATACAGGAAATGATGCCAATAAATTCACAAAAGGAAATAGAGCTGTTGGAGATGATCGTCTTAACAATCAGAATATAAATCCTAACAGGGCTAGCCAAATCTCTCAAAAAGGGGATTCTTGGAAACCCCTTACTATAGGAATTAAAGACATAGATGAAACTATCAAATATTATTTTGATAGGGTAGTACGGCCTTCTGTTCTCCAAAATGGTAATAGAATAGCAGTACCTACTATATATGGTTCCCCTGAACGCTGGAAATCAGTACAAAAAGATGGATACTACAGGGACGGGAAAGGTAAAATAATGGCTCCCCTTATAATGTATAAAAGGACTAATATTGATAGGCAAAGGGGAATGACTAGCAAAGTAGATGCTAATTACCCTCAAACTTATGCTGTTTTTCAACAAAAATATTCTAAAAAGAATTTTTATAACAAATTAAGTGTTTTAAATGGAGCTAAACCTATTAAAACTTACCAAGCCCTTGTAATTCCTGATTTTGTTTTAATAACTTATAGTTGTGTTATTTATACTTATTACATGGAACAATTAAATCATATAATTGAAGCTATAAATTACGCAGCAGATACTTACTGGGGTGATCCTCAACGTTTTAAATTTAAAGCGGGTATAAATAGTTACCAAACAATCACAGAATTAAATGTAGGGGAACAACGTACTGTAAAAGCTAATTTTGATATTAAATTAAATGGTTATATAGTACCCAATGTTATACAAAAAGACCTTAATGCTATTAAGAAATTTTCAAGTGATTCCAAAGTTAATATTAACTATGAAACCACTCAAAACTTATCAGGACAAAGCAATAACAATTTTATAGAAAATATAGATACTAATTTAGACTAAAATGACAGAACAAAAACTCACTTCCGAGGAGGTTACAAATTTAAAAAATCTCCAACTTGAACAACAAAATCTTATTTCTTCATTTGGAGAACTTGAATATCAAATCCAAGTATTAGAAATAGAAAAAGAAAAAACTATAGAAAAATTAGAACAATTTAAGCAACAAGAAAATCAATTAGTTACTTCTCTAAGTACTAAATATGGAGATGGAGTTATTAATCTTGAAAAAGAAGTATTCCAAAATCAAAATTAAATTTTGAAAGGTTTTAATATATTTATTAATAAAGTACTAAACTAATTAACCCTAAACTCGAACTTTAACATGGCAGAACAAATAATATCACCAGGGGTATTTCAAAATGAAAATCTCCCTGTATCGCTAGAAGCTGCAGCTGCCCCAATAGGTGCTGCTATTCTAACCCCGTCCGTAAAAGGACCCGTAGGTATACCTACAATTGTAACAACCTACTCAGACTATAAAACCAAATTTGGTGGCACTCTTGTAAGTGGAGGAGTAGAATACGCTTACTTTGGAAACATTTCAGCACAAAACTACTTTAGACAAGGAGGAAGTAGCTTATTAGTTACTAGAATTGTTAGTGGTTCAACTAGTGATTGGAGTGGTGCTACTTCAACCGCTATAGTAACAGGCAGTAATAGTGGTACAGGTACTAACAATGTATTTACCCTTACTACAATATCAGAAGGAGAAAACCAAAATTCTACTTCAACTGAAACAGTAGGAGGAGCTTTACCATCTGGATCATCTGATAATTTAAGATGGGAAATTACTAATGTAGACTCAGGATCAGGTATCTTTACTCTTAATATTAGACAAGGTAATGATAGAACCGCTGATAAAAAGATTTTAGAGTCTTGGAGAGGTGTTTCACTTGACCCCAAGAGAGAAGATTACATTGCTAAAGTAATTGGTAACCAAACATTTACTGTAGGCAGTGATGGTACTGACGCTTATGTTGAAATAAATGGTGAATACCCCAACAAATCTAAGTATGTAATTGTAAGTGCTGTTAACAAGCCTACCCCTGATTACTTAGATGGTGCTGGTAACTTTAAACCCGAATTCACATCATCTATACCTGCTAACCAAAGTGGTTCATTTGGATCTGGAGCTGGTTCTCTATTCCCATCAGCAGGTACAATTAACTTCTATAAAGATGTTGACAACACTAACACTCAAGGAGTAACAGCTACTGATTACACAGCATCTGTTAACTTGTTAAAGAATAAGGACCAATACGCTTATAACGTACTTAGTATTCCTGGACTAGTTTATGAAAATCCTTCTCATAAAACTATATTAGATGGTGTAATTACTAATACTACTACTAGAGGTGATAGTATTCTTCCAATTGATATTGTTAACCATGGAGCTACTACAGCAGAAGCTGTTACTCAAGCAGGTAATTTAAATACTAATTACGCAGCTGCTTACTGGCCCTGGTTGTTAGTAAGTGAAGAAGATTCAAAAGCTAATGTATGGTGCCCTGCATCTACAATCATTCCTTCAGTATATGTTTATAATGATAATGCCTCAGAAGCATGGTTCGCGCCTGCAGGTTTTACAAGAGGTACTATGCCAAATGTGGTAGCTCCTGAAAAAACCCTACCACGTGGATTAAGAGATACTCTTTACACAGCTAAAATCAATCCTATCGCTACCTTCCCTGGTACTGGTGTTGTAGTATACGGTCAAAAAACATTACAATCACTTGCAACTGCACTTGATAGAGTAAATGTAAGAAGATTGTTAATTGCTCTTAAAGGATTCATTGGTAATGTTTCTCAAAACCTTGTGTTTGAACCTAATACACTACAAACTAGAAATAGTTTCTTAAGTACTGTTAACCCATACTTAGAAAGTGTTCAACAAAACCAAGGTTTGTATGCGTTTAGAGTAGTAATGGATGACTCAAACAATGGCCCTGATGTAATTGACAGACAGGAGCTAAGAGGTACTATCTACTTACAACCTGTTAAAACAGCAGAATTTATTGTACTTGACTTCAACCTCCTACCTACAGGAGCTGAGTTCCCTGCATAATAGATTCTTAATAATAATAAGAAAGGGGTCGAGTTTTACTCGACCTCTTTTTTTTCTACAATATTTATCGGAAATAGACCCCACAAGGTTTATTGGATAATTTAAATTTTAACTCAAAAAAAACAACATTATGGCAATAGTAGATCCAAACGATATATTCTTTACGCCGTTTGAACCCAAACAGCAGAATAGATTCCTTATGTTAGTTGATGGTGTTCCTGCATATTTTATTAAGGCAGTAGGAGCCATTTCACTATCACAAGGAGAAGTAGTTCTTAATCACATTAACGTATACAGAAAGGTAAAAGGTAAAACTACCTGGGGAGATGTACAGTTAACACTTCACGACCCTGTAAATCCTTCTGGAACCCAAACTATCATGGAATGGGTAAGATTACACCACGAATCAGTAACAGGCAGAGATGGTTATTCAGATTTCTATAAGAGAGATGTAGCACTAAACATCCTAGGACCTGTAGGTGATATAGTATCAGCATGGACATTAAAAGGATGCTTTATTAAGGATGCTAACTTTGGTGAATACAACTGGGACACTGAAAATACAGCCCAAAACATCACCATGACTCTCACCCCAGATTACTGCGTATTAGAATACTAATCAGTACAAATTATTATTAAGAAAAGCGCACGAAAGTGCGCTTTTTTTATTTTTTTATATATTTATATCAAACAAAAGTTATTAATAATGAGTGACGAACAAAAATTTAAATTCCCTACAGAAATTGTAGAGCTACCTTCTAAGGGTTTATTATACCCTAAAGAAAACCCCCTTTCTTCCGGCAAAGTAGAAATGAAATATATGACTGCTAAAGAAGAAGATATTCTTACTAACCAAAATTACATTAAAAATGGCACTGTCCTTGACAAGTTGATGCAGTCATTGATTGTATCGAAAGTTGATTATAATGACATTATAGTAGGCGATAAAAACGCTATAATGGTTGCTTCTCGTATTTTAGGTTATGGTAAGGATTATACCTTCGATTATGAGGGTCAAGAAGTAACAGTTGATTTATCTGAAATTGAACCCAAGTGGATAAACGAGGAACATTTAGTAGAACCTCATAATAATGAATTTAAATACACCCTCCCCCACTCAGGAACTGAAATTACTTTTAAAATCCTAAATAATAAGGATGAAAAAGCAATTGAGGCTGAGTTAAAAGGTTTACGTAAGATAAGTAAATTATCTTCTGCCGATATGTCTACCCGTTTAAAACAAATGATTACATCTGTAGGAGGAGATTCCGATAGAAAAACCATTAGAGAATTTGTAGATAATTACTTTTTAGCCAGAGATACTAGAGCCTTTAGAGAATACATTAAAGAAATACAGCCCGATATGGATCTTACTTTTGACTTTTATCCCGAAGATGGAGATGATGTTCAAGAACAAGTAAGAATTCCTGTCGGGGTTACGTTTTTTTGGCCTGACGCCTGAGTATAGGTTACATGTTTTTGAAATGATACATGATATAGTGTATCATGGAAAGGGAGGATTTGATTGGCATACCGTATACAATATGCCTATATGGTTAAGACGTTTTACCTATAAAAGAATATCTGATTTTATAGAAAAACAAAACAAAGCTAACCAATCATCAAGCCAATCTACTCCCAAAGGGACTACACGACAAATAGACTTTGCCGCCCCACCCCCTGACCTAAAACCAGGCCAACGTATATAAGAAAGCACTGCAAAAGCGGTGCTTTTTTATATTTATACCAAAACAAGGCTAAATGGCTTCTGAAGAAGATATTAACAATCAGGAACGGATGAATAACGCTCGAGAGGAAGAGCGTGATTACATTAGAGAATCTTATGAATTCTTAGGAGAAACTCTAGATATAGGAACTAGAATAGCAGACCAACTTAAATCCATAGTAAGCCAGGTTAAAGATAAAACTAAGTTAGATGAAGAAACTTTAAAGCGTTCTGAAGAAACCGTTAAAGTAATAAGTAATTTAAAAGTTGATTATACAGATATGTCCGAAGTTCAAAAGGACATGAAAAAAATAGAGGATCAACGTACTAAAAATTTAATTACAATATCTGCTTTAAGTAAGGGTTTAACTAAAGAGGAATTAAATCAAGCCCGTGAATATGTTGCTAAAGAAAAAGCTTTAGAAAGTCAACAAAGCATTATTAGTAAACTTGCTGAAGAAGAACAAAGTATAACCGAGGAAATAGACAGACGAAAAGACTTAGGTCTTCCTATATCTAAAGAATTAGAAAAACAAGCAGCCCAAGCTACTCAAACCAGAAAGTTTCAAGCTAAGAAACTTGAGGGAATGAGATCAGAAGTTGATCTTCTTAAAGATCAAACAAATCCCCGAGCTATTTCTGTAGCCCTCCTTGAAGAACAAAATAAAGGTTTAGAAGAAGCTTTAGAGTACTTAGAAGAAGAGGAAAAAGCTATTGATAATATTCGAAAAGCTATGGGTTATTGGAATGTTAGTTTAGGGGCTGTTAAAGGCTTTATGGAAGGAATTGGTTTAGAAAGTGCATCTGTTACTTTAGGATTAGAAGCAGGGCAAGAAGCAGCTGAAGCAATGGCTGATAGGTTAACTAGAGGAGGCCAAGACGCTTTAACTTTTATAGGCAAATTTAGAGTATTAGCAGCAGGGGTAGGTGCAACTACAAAAACATTATTTAATGAAGTGGGAGCAGCTTTATTAGCCATTTTTAGTGTTAGATCTTTTACTAAATTAATAGGTTCTTTCTTTAAACCTTTAGTAAATTTTGTAGGTGATTTAAAACAAAAAGTTACTGAGGCTTTTGATTTTATACGAAGTGAATTTTTAAGCTTAGATTCCTTTATAGCAGATTACCAAGAAGGAGAAAGATTATTTTTTGATATTAGCCAAGCTGTAGCAGATACTGCTACTAATTTAGGAGTAAGTACTGAAGCAGCCCAAGAATTATATAATCAAACTTCTGGTATAGCTAAATCTGTAGGTATGCTTCCTGAAGAATTTCTTGCAACCGCAGAAACCCTAAACCAAACATTTGGAACTACTAAAAAATTCTCAGATGACACTATGAAAACCCTAGCCCAGATGACTAATCTTTATGGGTTAAGTGCTGAGGAAGCTTCTAAACTTACTATGCAGGCCGAACTCCAAGGACAAAGTGCTTCAGACTATAATCTAGAAGCAATGGAAACGGTTATGGTCTTAAAAGAAAGATATAACATTGCCCTTAGTGAACAAGAAGTTATAAAAGCCACAGCTAACGCTAGTGACAGTTTTAAATTATCTGTAGGCAACAGTGCTAAAGCCATAGCAGACGCAGCATTCCAGGCTAAAAGATTAGGTCTTGAAATGTCTGATGTAGAAAACATGAGTAGTAGTTTGCTAGATTTTGAAAGTTCTATTGCTAAAGAAATGGAAGCCGAATTACTACTTGGAAGAGATTTAAATCTTGATAAAGCTAGACAATTTGCTTTAAATAATAATATCAGTGGAGTAGCTAGGGAAGTAGCTAAACAAATAGGCTCAGCAGGCGAATTTACTAAAATGAATAGAATCCAACAAGAGGCATTAGCGGATTCTATTGGAGTAAGTAGGGATGAATTAGCTAAAATGTTACAAACCCAAGAACTTTTAGCAGGGACTGGGTTTGATGATATGAGTAAAGCTCAAGAAAAGTTTAGAGAGTTAGTTAAAGAAACAGGTTCTGAAGAAAAAGCTTTAGCTTTAATGAGAGAACAAGGTGCTACTGAAGCTTTAACTAACCGAATGAGAGAAATTTCTGCAGGTGAAAAAAGAGAATTACAAGAGAGAGCAATAGCAGAAGCCCAAATGAGAATAGCTGAAGCTGCCATTCCTATGGTGAATGCCTTTTTAGACTTTTTAAAGTACATAAAAGAAATTAAAGCTATTATAGTACAAGAAATGAAACCCTTCTTTAAAGCCTTCTCAGGCCTAATAAAAAGTGCAGGAAGGGAAATGAAAGATGGGATGGTAGGTCCCGCCCAATCTCTTGGTAAAACATTAAATAATGTAGGACTTACCCTAATAGACTTAGGTAAAAAATACCTCCCTAGTATTGTAAGAATGTTCACCTCAGCTTATTCTGTTATAACTTCTATATTTAACGTAGTAGGTAAGATAGTATCAGGCTTGGCTAAAACAAAAGATTCTACTGAAGACACTAAAAATATTTTTGAATCTATTTCTAATTTTTTACTTAAAGTAGCAGACTATATTAACAATATAAATGTAGATCCTATTATTAAATTTGCGGAGAGCATAAAAAATATTTTTGATAAAGTTTGGACAGTAGTAGGACAAATAGCTAATTTTGTTAAAGAAAACCCTAAATTAGTAGCAGGGGGGGCTTTAGTAATAGGGGGAGCTGTAGCAGCAAAGAAAACATATGAAAATTTAGTGCCCCTAGGATCAAAAAGGCGTCCTATGACAGTTGTTGTAAAAAACACAGAAGATTTCGGTGGTGGTGGAGGGGGCAGTAGTGAAGATGGTGATAGTGAAGATGGTAAAAAAAGTGGAATAATAGGTGGTTTAAAAGACAAACTAGGGGGTCTCGGAGATAAACTAAAGGACAAACTAGGATTAACAGGCCTCGGAGATAAACTAGGAGATTTTACAGGTGGCTTAAAAGACAAACTAGGGGGTCTTGGGGGTACATTAAAAGACAAACTAGGATTAACAGGCCTCTGGGATAAATTCAAAGGTCCTATGGGGGATGAAAATGCTGGTAAAGTGCAAGCTAAATCTGGAACGTGGTGGGACCGAGATTCCCCCCAAGGGAAAGCAATTCTAGCAGCCGCACAAGCCAAAGAAGCAAAAGAAGAAGAAAAATCACCTACCGAAAACATTAAAGATAAAATTTCAGAAGGACTTCAAGATAAAGCATCTAGTCTTAAAGATAAGATAATGGGTGGGGGTGATGATAGCGGGGGTAGTGATAGTGGGGGTGGTAAAAAAGGTAGAGGAGGAATTGGAGGAGGATTAAGTTCTATAGGTAAGGGCATAGGTGATTTTGGTAAAGGTGTTGGTAAAGGTATTGGAGGGGTGTTTAAAGGATTAGCTAGTGGACTAGCAGCATTTGCAAACCCCGTAATACTATTAGGTGCTACTATATTATCAGGTTCTATTGCTATTATTGCTGCCGGTATAGCGGGTGCTACTTATATTTTTAGTAAGGTTCTTCCTTCTTTAGCAGAAGGAATGAAATCATTAGAAGAGCTAGATGGACCCGCACTTATGAAAGCAGGGTTAGGTTTAGGAGCTATAGGAGTAGGTTTAGGAGCATTAGCAGTTGCGGGTCTTACTGCCCCCTTTGCACTTGCCGCCATAGGAGTCTTATTATTAATGGATGCTACTGTGTTTAAGCCTATAGAAGATTTTGGTAATTTAAACCTTGATGCGGGGAAAATAAAAAACAATGCTACTGCTGTAGGATATTGGGCAGCAGGAATGGCTGCTCTAGCAGCAGGAGCAGCAGGGGGAGCCATAGCTTCATTTGCTAATATGGCAGGCAATTTATTTGACAGTATCTCAGGTTTCTTTGGAAAGGGGGATCTACCTATGGATAAAGTAAAGAAATTTGGAGAAACCACTTTACCAGATGCCGAAATATATGAAAAAAATGCTAAAGCATTATCAGCATATGCTTCAGGCATGTTTGCCTTAGCTAAGGGAGCTGCAGGCTCTGCTGTAGCTAGTGTAGCAAATGCTATTGATAATCTTTTTGCGGGTGATGGCTCTAATCTACCCCTAGATAAAGTAAAGAAATTTGGAGAAGCTAACCTACCAGATGCTAAAATACTAGAAAAAAATGCTAAAGCAGTAGAAGCATATGCTTTAGGTATGGTTGCCTTAGCTAAAGGAGCTGCAGGCTCTGCTGTAGCTAGTGTAGCAAATGCTATTGATAATTTTTTTGGAGGAGAAGGCGCTAATATACCTATAGATAAAGTAAAGAAATTTGGAGAAGCTAACCTACCAGATGCTAAAATACTAGAAAAAAATGCTAAAGCAGTAGAAGCCTATGCTTTAGGTATGGCTGCTTTAGGTGAGGGTGCTAAAGGTGGTGCTACAGCAGCTGTAGGGGACTTTATTAGTGATTTATTTGGGGGAGGAGATATTCCTGTAGAAAAAATCAATAAATTTGGAGCATTAAAATTAAATATTGAAGGAATTACCCAAAATGCAGACGCTATTGTAAAGTTTACTGAATCCATATCTGGTATTCAAGGTATAGATGACACAGTAGAAGAATTAAGTGACGCTATTAACGAAGATTTAATAGAAAGCTTAAATTTACTAAACACATTAAAGATAAAAAAATTAAATTTAGAAGATTTAGTTAAAAAATTCCCACATTTAGCTGAAATTGCTAATATAATTCATACAAATCAAAACGCTTTTAAATTAGCTTCGAAAATTTTTACTCCTTCTTTTATAAAAGCCATTAATCTTTTAGCTAATATTGAACCCCCTACATCTACAGATTATTCCTCACTTTCATCTGCTGCAGAAGGAGTTGGTAAAGCCGCTATTAGTATATCTCAAGCAAATGATGAATATGATATTAGAAATATTCCCCGTATTTTAACTAAAAAATTTATAGAATCTATAAGTAGCTTAAGTACTATTGTAATTCCTACATCTACAGACTATTTGCCCCTTTCATCTGCTGCAGAAGGAGTTAGCAATGCTGCTATCATTATATCTCAAGCAAATGATGAATATGATATTAAGGGTACTTACCGTATTTTAACTAAAAAACTTATAGAAGCCTTAAATAGTTTAAGTACCATTATAGTTCCTACACAAGATTTTACACTGCTTAAAACCGCAGCTCAAGATCTTACACAAGGTCTAATAGTGTTTATGATCGCAAATAAAGAATACAACATTAGAGATATTGATGATGTATTAGAAGACGATGTAGTAGAATCTATTAACCTA